AAAACATCGACCGTTTGAATGGTCAGGAGGCTTTCCCCCTTCCTGACTTTTCAGATGGGTCAGTCGAAGAGGTGCGCGCGTCGCACATCCTCGAACATTTCGGTCACCGCGAGGCCGTGGACGTGATCGCGGAATGGGTACGAGTGCTGCAACCTGGTGGCGTGTTAAAAATTGCCGTACCTGATTTTGATTACATCGTGCAGCACAGATCCGACGAGATCCCCATCGAGTCATATCTGATGGGCGGTCAGTCGAACAACGACGACTTTCACAAATCGCTTTACACTGAACGCAAGCTGCGCGATCTGATGCGGTACTTCGGATTGACTGACATTACGCGCTGGCAGTCTGAGATTGAAGACTGCGCCTCATTGCCAGTAAGCCTTAACCTGCAAGGCAAAAAGCCACTGACGGGCAACGTCGCGCCATCTACACGGGTTGAGGTCAACGCGCGTGTCGCAGCTCTGATGTCGGTTCCCCGGCTGGGCTGGAATGATCATTGGGGCAGTGCTTGGCAGGCGTTGCGAACGCCAGAGTTTAACATCCCGCTCTTCAAATTTGGCGGCGCGTTTTGGGAGCAGGGCATTCAGCGCGGATTGTCGGTTCTTGTGGAGAACGGTACAGACTGGGTCATCGCTCTCGACTACGACACGCTTTTCGATGCGGATGACGTGAAAGAGCTTCTCACACTCGCGGCGCAGTATCCGGAGGCTGACGCGATCGTCCCGGTACAGGTGAGGCGCAACGGTGAGCAGTTTTTGTTCTCAATGAAAGACGCGCATGGCAACATCCGGCGACAGGTGGACATTGACGAGTTTGAGCAGGATCTGACGCCAATTGAGACGGGGCATTTCGGGATGACACTCATCAAGCTGGCGGCATTACGTGATGTGCCCAAGCCGTGGCTATGGTCGCAGCCAAACAGCGTGGGTGATTGGACGGACGAAGGGCCGGATTGCAAGGTTGATGCCGACATCTATTTCTGGAAGAAATTCAAAGCGGCTGGCAAGCGCATCTATCAGGCAAACCACATCAAAATTGGCCATATTCAGGTTGTGTCCACGTGGCCCACAAACGACTGGCAAATCAAACACCAGTACCTGTCAGACTGGACAGAAAAAGGCAAACCGGAGGAATGCAAGTGAAAATCAGGATGTTGAAGGCGTACGGTCTGGCATCGCCGGGCCAGATAATCGATCCAGCTCCCGGTGTGGCTCTGCTGCTGATCCAGCGTGGAATTGCCGTAATCTACGAAGGCGACGAAAAGCCAATTCACGAACGATGGAACAAAAAGCTCAACCGTCCCCCGCAGGAGGTGAGGCGTGGCAAGTAGCGATTACACGACGCTTGACCAGGTGCGCGCATACGTCTACCAGTCACAGGATGCTGACGAAGACGTGCTGGTCAAGATCGTCACGCGCGCGAGCAGGCTGTTCGATATGGCCGCTTCGCAGAGTGACGGATATTTCAGTAAGGGCAATCCCGGCCAAACTGCGACGCTGCGTTATTTCTGGGGAGATGGCACGGACTTTCTTAAAGTCGATCCGTACATGTCCGCAGTCGCGCCGACGGTGACAATGCCGACAGGGTTTGCGGAATTGAATTGGATTGCATTGAATCCCTACGAGCGAAGCAGGCAGAATACACCGGGTGAGTTTTTTCTGACGCGCAGGTACGGTGACAATTACTCGAGCTACCCTGCGTTAAATGAGCGGCGCGACTTTTTCTTTGCCGAGTTCTCCAACCAGGTGGACTATATCGGATGGCCTGCGGGGATCCGGGTTGGCGTCACCGCTAAATGGGGCTGGGATTCAGTACCGGCCGAGGTTGAGGAAGCCACACTCGAGATCGTTGCAAATATCTGGCGATCGAAGGATCAAGGCTTCGCGCGCGCGGTGGCGATCGATGGCGTGGCCGTGATCAATCAGCCGCTGACACCGAGAGCGCAGGCCGTAGCAGATAGTTACCGCGCAGGGCGTGGGATGTTCGCATAGGAGGCGGTATGGGCAAGCGTGACGACAACGAAGACGACGCAACGATGATTCCAGCAGGTGACCCAGAGATCGGTGATCTGTTACGGGCAATGATTGAAGGAGAGGAGGTGTCAAGTGAAACTGAGTGTAACGATTGATGGCCTCGAGCGATCGACGCGCGCGTTCAAGGTTCTCGACGACTCCATCAAAGATTTTCGCGAAGTGTGGCCAGAGATCCGCATGTACTGGGTGCGCGCAAACGTCGAGCATTTCGAATCTGAGGGCGCGCGTGGTGGGCAAAAGTGGCAACCGCTATCAGCCAATTACGCGAAGTGGAAGGCAAAGAAGTATCCCGGCAAGCCAATACTTGTCCGGACTGGCCGATTGTTCAGGTCGCTGACGTTGGGCGGATTTGGTGCTGACATCATCAACGACGAGCAGCCGCGATCGCTAACCCTCGGGACGGCTGTACCCTACGCAAAATACCATCAGCGTGGAACCTCGCGACTGGCACAGCGTCCAGTGTTTGCGCCGACTCAGAGAGACATTGACAGGATGGTCAGCCGCATTTACCGCTTCGTGGAACGTGGCGCACGTGACGCAGGCTTTGCCACACGTGGCAGATCGCGCACGACACCGGGGGCCGCATAATGCCATACACGACTACCAGGTATTCGGCACAATTCCTGTACAGGCTCATCGACAACGTGCAGGCATACCTCGAGGCATCGACCGCGACCGCACTGGCCGAGATCGAAGCGGGGCTGACCAACTTTACCGATTACCGCACACCTACTCCGGTGGTGCTGAATTTCCCTGCTCTATTTGTGACGCCATCGTCAGAAGCACTTGAGCAGAGTGACGACGACAGCCACATCCGGGGCCGGTGTGAGCTGTTCGTGGACATCGCCATTGACGGGAAAGACGCTTACACGATCCAGCGCACAATTCTCAAGTATATGCTGGCCGTCGATCGAGTATTGCGAACAATGACCGTTGCAGATCTTCTTGGGGCCAATACGACAGCCCTTGTCAGTGAACCTATCTGGGAGGTCACTGAGCATCAATACGGGGTGCTACGGCAAGGTGACACAATGTATCGACTCGACGGTCGAATAGTTTTAGTAGTTCAAATGTTAGAACGCTAAGGAGCAATATGAACGCATACGAAAAAGCAAAATCAATAAACCTGCCGCCCCTGCCGTGGACTCACAAGGCACTGGGCGAAGAGGCATACTGCCGACTGGCAACGGAACTGGGTTATTTTGTCGCGGCTGCGGAGCGTAAGGACTATCGTCCCGATCTCGATCCAACGCCATTTCTTGACTTGATCAATAAGGCGAAGGAGAAAAAGTAAATGGCTGCATCAACGAAAAACTATAACGCAAATCAGATCATCCTCGGGCCATCGGACATATGGCTTGATGTGGCTGTTCCGGCCGGCGGTGAACGACTGACACTTACCAGTGGCACACCAGACAATGCTACCAGTGCGAGTGCCGTGCATCTTGGAATGACCGCAGCCGGGGTGACGTTTGAGTACGTGCCGGAGATTCAGGATTTTACTTCGGACGAGCTGACCGCGCCGCATATGTCGCGCATTATCAGCGAATCTTGCACCATCAAGGGCGAGTTTCTGCAGGTCTTCAATTGGAGCTTATTGCAGAAGATGACCGTTGGTGGCACGAGAAATGTCAGTACCGCGACTGCTGGCCCATATGAAGAGCTGACGATGGGTGGACTCTCAACCGTGTCAACGTACTCAATCGCGCTGATTGGTCAGGACATCAGCGGCAGTAACGAATACTGGTGCATTCAGCTTTACAAGACGTACAACAAGGCTGGGTTCAATTTCGCAGTCACCCGCAAAGATCAGTCAAAAGCCGCATTCGAGTTTATGGGCTTGGCCGTCACCGGTCGCACCGTGGGTGATCAGATTGCCAACTTCTGGCATATGGGCGCAGCAAACAGTTAAGCGACACTGAGAGGCTACAGTGAAAGCAAACCAATATCGGAAGCAGGTACAGAAGGCGGAGTTGACAGGTGACATCACTCTGCCTTCTGGTGCTATTTTCAAGATGCGCCGTCCACCTCTCCACGTGTGGATGGCTGCGGGACGGATGCCACAGCATTTCCTTCGGGCAATGCTCGAACAGCAGAACGCCTCCCCAGGCTCTGCAGTGGCTATGACCGCAGATGAGACGCTCGAGGGGCTGCAATTTATTTCTGATTGCATCGTCTACGCCTGCGTGGAGCCACGTGTGGCAATCGCACCGGAGTCTGAGGATGTACTGGCATTGTCAGAGATCGACCCAGAAGATTTCCAATTCCTGACGCAATGGGTGCAATCAAATGCGCCGGGTGTACCAGTTGCCACACGTGGCGGGGAGGTTGAGACGGCACGTCTCGATCGGTTTCGCCAAAAGCGAGCAGGGGGAGGCTTTGTTGATGATCGCCCTGACAGCAAGTAAATTCGGGCGATTGCCGAGTGAATTGCTCGAGATCCGTGATAGTGCGATCGCGTTCGATTTTGATCACCTGGCGGCATTCAAGCTGCAGCTATGGGAAGACGAACGAACGGCGGCGATGTGGGGTGGCAGTGATAAGACCGAGGTGAGATTCGATGGCTCTAAATCGTGACCAGGTAGGCCTGACATTCCAGATTGACGTTGACGCAATGGACGCGCAGCAGCAGCTGGCTCTATTTCGCGGTGTCGTCGAGGGTGTCGCGGCCGAGACTCGCGAGCAGTTCAACCGAATGGGTAGCCAGATCGGGACGACGTTCTCTGGCGCATCGAGGAGCCTTGCATCATTCAGAGACAACCTGGGCGAATCTGCCCGTGGTGAGCTGGTCGCGTTTACATCACAGTTTGGCCTGATTGGGGATGCCGTAGGCGGGATGATCCCGTCGCTATCCGGAGCTACGGCGGCATTTGCTGGCCTTGCTGGTGGAGCTATCGCACTTGGCGCAGCGTGGGCATCAACCGCTGCGACGGCAATGGAGTATACCGGCAAAGTTGACGATCTA